GCAAGGGCGGCAAGGCCGGTCAGTGGTCTGCAAGGAAGGCGCAAATGCTGGCACAGCAGTACAAGAAAGCTGGCGGGGGGTATCGAGACTGATGGCCCTGAAGAAATCTCAGAAGTCCCTCAAGAAATGGACGAAGCAAAAGTGGCGGACCAAGTCCGGCAAGAACAGCACCCAAGGCTCTAAGGCTACGGGTGAGCGTTACCTGCCTGAGAAGGCAATCAAGTCCCTGTCGAAAAAGGAGTACGCCGAGACGTCTCGCAAGAAGCGAGAGGACACGAAGAAGGGGAAACAACACTCTAAGCAACCCAAGAAGGTTGCGAAGAAGACAGCGCGTCATAGGAGAAAGTGATGTTTAAACCGTGTGCAGGATGCAAGTCTAAGATGAAGTGCAAGAAGGCGGGGAAGTGCATGGGCAAGAAGCGAGCGGCCCCCAAGAAGAAGGCCGCGAAGAGGTACTAGCGCCAGTCCCTATCGAGGAACTCCTCAAGGGTAAGGTCTGATGCCTCGACCACCTTGTTGAACTCCAGCAGGTCGGCGTACCAGACGTCCTCGCCCCCCTTATCCATCTGCTTGAAGTAGTGGCACCCCATGTAGTGCGCCCACTCCTCCTCGTTGATTAGGTACTTTATCTTGCGATGCATCGGTATCTTGCGGATGCGATTAGGTGTATCATTTCGTGCTGGCATGGGTCTTTCCTCCAGATTGTTCCTGTGCCATCTGCCGGTGTGGAGGTGGTGCTCCCACCGGCCCCTATCTCACACGTCACAACGCATGTGATGTGATCATCATATCAAACGTACTTTTCCGAAATCCTATTTTACTTGGATCGTGGGCCTGAAACCCGCATAAACACTGGGCCTTGCACCTCGAAAACAGCGATTTGGTGGGCGTGTAGCCCGCATAAAATGGTCAGAAAAATGGCTATTTTTGTCCCTGACATTCTGTAAGTTATTGATTTTAGGGCGTGAATAAATCACAAAAAATATTTTGTGCGGAAAAAATGTGAGATACCGAAACCCCCTTTGACTTTGCCATTTCGCGGTATAATAGAAGCTGTGATGATGTTCTCAGAAGGAGGTCAGGATGGATCTCAATGGGGAAGTAACATCGCTGTCGGACAGCCCCTGCAATGGGTGGTGTTCCGCAACGATCTTTGGTGACGTGGCGTGTAAAGGATGTGGTCGCACTCAAGAGGAGATCTCTGAGTGGAACCAGATGTCCGACGTCGAAAAGAAACTGGTCGTAATCGATCTGGCTAAGCGTGACTTCGCGATACGCCATACCTGTCATGTCGAAAAGACTCCGAGAAAGCTAGGGTGAATGTAATCCCAATCCAGAACGCTGAAGCGATAGAGCAACTCGACAGGCTTAGAGAAATGCTCCTGTCAGGGGAGGCGACTAAGTTCTACGCCTTCACTGATGTCGAAGACATGGAGACTGCGGTGGTGTACGGAGGGGATTGGGATCTGCCTGACGTGATAGCCGCACTGGGCGCTCTTCAGGGCATGGAGATTAAGGCCTGCTTGGATGCCTTGTTCGGTGAGTCGGATGATCTGGCCGAGGATGAGTGGCCGGAGGAGTAACCCCCGACCACCACACTTTTGTTACCCAGCTAATGATGTGGTCATCTCAAAATCTAAGTTGGATATCCGGCGACAGATTCCTAGCTAACAAGTAGCGTTTCCAACCTATATTTTGATATAGACAGTTAAGTTATAAGGACGAATGAAGTGGTCGGTGTGGGATACTGCATTATGAATGCTGTGCTCTAACCAGCTGAGCTACGTAGCCATTTTTTATGCAGTGCTCCATGGCGAGCACATCATACGGTCCTATATAACCGTTTGATATAGCGCGGATTTTAGGCCGCAGAATCTGCAATAGCAATATCCTCGACCACATTATCCGACGCATTGTTTACAGCTAATCGCAGTGCCGAAGTGTTCATGTGCGTGTACCGCTCAACCATCTCCAAGTTCGCCCAGCCACCCAAGTCCTTGAGCACTGCCGGTGCTGTACCAGCCATGGTATGTCGCGTTGCCCATGTGTGCCGCATATCGTGAAATGTGACACGCTCCAGTCCTGCTCGTTTGACCGCCCTCCTCCAAGAGCCATTGGTCATCTTCGTCTTCGGCGAGTAGGGCTTACCGTGCGCTGTCGTGAACACGAACTCTGGATAATCCAGATGCTCCTGATCTCTCCGCCGAGTCTCCAGTATCGATACAGCACCGTCGCTCAGCGGCAGGCACAACATCTTCCCCGCCTTGGTTAGCGCCGCAGGAATTTCTAACTGGAGTGCGTCCATGTTCACCTGCTCCCACCGGAGGGCTTTCACGTTAGCCCCTCGGAGACCAGTCTCCAGCGCGAACCTCATCATCTCTGCCTTCAGCCTCGGAAGCTCAGCCAGCAAGGCCAAGATCTCTTCCCTCGATACGCTCCTGCCACCAACATCAGTGGGCAACTTATCAAAGTGAGGCACAGAGGGAATCAGTTCCAGATCCCGTTGCGCATAGTTGAGAACAGCTAGGAAATACCGAACGCAGGTGTTGATCGTTCCGTTCGAGTACCCCTTTTCCCGCATATCCTCGACATACATCGTGACGTCTGCGTTCTTGAAGCTATCCAGTTCACGGTCACCGAATCGGTCAACAGCGTATCCAGTGTATCGGATGCACTCTTCACCTTTAGGTCGGTTGAGTCGCTTTGTTGGTTGCTTCAAGTAGCGCTCGGCCACTTCGCGATACGTCTTCATAGTTACTCCCCTTCATATTCATCGAGGAAGCTGTCGCCGAATCGCTTGTCTATCGTACCCCAAACTGGCTGGGTCTTTCCAACCCTAAGCTTTTCAGCGAGGTAAATTGCCTCGTCTCTGGTCATGAACTCACTGCCCACCTGCCAGACCTCGTCCCCGTGCCCGTTGCGTGTCCGCAGTATGTCTGTCGTCTCCGGATTAAGTCTCACCGGAACCACTGGGCGGTAGTGCATCCTGAGCAATGTCACCCACCGCTTCTCTGGGAACTGCCGGTTAAGATCATCGATGTGCTTCAGTTTTACTCTGAGAGCCGCACCTCTTTTCTTATCTGGCGTTTTTCCCGATTCTGTTTCCTCTTGATATCTTCGCGCTCTCAGGCGCTCTAATTCTGATAAGTCCATTGATACGTCTCACCGGCTTCCCTTCCTGATCGGACCCGCAACGCGGGCACTCAGTTTCCTCAACGACGTACTGCTTTACCCCCGTGAAATAAATCTCCACGTCTTGCACTGTCACCGGAGCCTGATGCCCATCCGCCAGTGCTATTTCCATTGCGCTCTGCTGTCCCTCAGTAATCTCCAGCAACGCCACACACCCTTTCGTGGTTTTGTAGATGCCCTTCAGCATCACTCGTATATCGGCAGTCTCAGCAGGATTCTTTTGATCGATGCTCCTGCCGATGTATACCGACTGCCCGATGCCCCTCCCCAGAGTCAGGCTTTTTAAATTAGTGTCGGCTCTCATGATTAACGCGCTTCACTATGAATAGGCTGGGGCCACGTATTCACCCACATCCCTGTGGACATCATGAGTTGACACGGGCCGACGCCGCGCAAAGGAGTGCCCCAGCCTTTGTTCTCAAAACGGGATGTCTTCGCTCTCTGCAAATTCGTCCTGCTTTGGGGCAGGCGCGACATTGAACTCAGCAGGCAGTCCATCGTTAGCCGCCTCGACAACCTGAACAGCATTCAGGTAAGTCGGGACACCATGCTCGCCTGCGTTGCCGTACTTGAAGGCAACCTTGACTGACGAGTTGTATGGAATCTCCCCTTCAAAGGGCTGACCAGTGCCGTCCACAACACGCACCTCATACTGCGAGGTGAACTTGCGTTGCTTCTTGCCGTCGTATTCACGAACATTCACACCCTTCGACTCCAGCTTGTCAGCCGTGTCATCATCAAGAGTGATCGTCAAAGCGTACCGCTCTGTGCTCTTCCCCTTGTACTCCTCGAACTTGGTCAGGTGACTGAAGTTCGTGGTTCCTTCCACAACTACTTGACTCATTTTTTGTCTCCAATCTTCACTTTGATTTGTCGTGTATTCGACGTTGATCTGAAGTCATCGATGTCATGACCACCGGCCAGTAGCGCGGAGTCACCCCCGAGGGCTTCAAATGCTTTGCGGTATTCAAACGCGGGCCTGCGGTTAATCACCTGAAGCTGGGCGACACCGTCTGTCACGTTCCTTCCGTATTCATCAGCGACCACCTTCTTGGTGTCGTTGATAGTGCTATCGAGGACAGCTATCTCCGCGAGCAACTCAGAGTTCTCGGACTCAAGCTTGGCTTTCTTGGTCATCGCGGCAGACAGGACTGATAGCGACTCGTTTTCAACAACCTCGTAAATGTCTTGCGCGGAATCCGTGTGCTTTTTGCGTCGGGTGGGGCTGTCATGTTCCGCATGAATAAACTCATGCCACTCAGCGTAGAGATCAATTCTCGGCACAGTCCCAGCCTTGGGTGTAGGCAGGAGAGACGCCGATAGATCCTCATGAAGCCACTGATCATCCCTGTGTAACCGTTCGATGTTGTAATCAGGATGCGCGTCAGCGTGAGGCGCTAGGTAGCAGATGAAGTCCAGCCAATCCACCTGACACACTTCCATCACCAGTTGGCACTGGCGCAGGTACATCTTCTTCTTCTCGTCGAAGACGGAGTAGGGTGCTTTAGTGAAGCGTGGGTATGGGCATTTTATTTCTATCGCACCATCGAGTCCGACAAGGCCGTCAGGAGAAGCACCAAGGAACTCATACATCGGGTGTACGACAAAGTCCGTTTCGTCAACGATGACGTTGAAGGCCTTCTCATACCATTGCTTGGCGACACCTTCCATCAACTGGCCGTGCTCGACAGGAGGGACCATCTTAAATTCAGATTCTGCTCCGGCGATGTCTCTAACCATCGAACGCAGGAGGTCGTGTTGCTTTTGATAGGGGTTACAATTCTCTAGGACGCCTACCGCAGTTCCTGAAATTTTTCCCCGTCTTTGCTCCAGCCATGCGGCTGTTCCCTGCTCTATCGCCGCCATATGGAGCCCTCCCACAAGGCCTTCGCCTCTTCAGTCCAATTGCCATACTCTCCCGCATGTAGGAATCCTAAAATTCCCTCTTCTGAATTGCTTGGGTGCGCAGAAAAGTAAGTCCACGCAAAACATTGACCCTCTAAATTTATTCGAGACCATACCCGCAGGATTTCTTCCCTGAAGGGGCTAAACCACTCCAGTGAAGGGCGCATGGGCATGTGCATGTGTTTGTTAACTTTCATTTCCATTTCCTTTTTGCTTTTAGTTCACTCCACCGCCTTTCTAGTTCGTCCATGTCCATCTTGCGGTTCTTCCAAGCGGTCTTCACTTTCCTGAAGTTCGCCTTAGCTACCTTCTCGTTGTCTATATCCACCAGTGGCAAGAAAAGCTCTTCTGCCTTGGACTGCGCAGGCTTTTCTGCCTTGCTTTCCTCGGCTTTCTTGAACACCTCTTTGACGACGCTCTTGGGTTCTTCATAGGGGTAGTTCTCTGGGTTGATCCAGAGATCCCAGCCAAGACCTAGCTCGGCCATGGCGCGTGTGCGGCATCGCATCTTGGCGTTGTGAATATCGTTTGCGTTGGGGTTGGGGTAGGCCTTGCCTGTGCCGTTGGTAACGGTTTTGGATGCGATCATCGTGACGTCTCCGATCGACATCACAACTCGCACTTCGGCAGTTCCATCCTTGAAGTAGAACACTTCAAGACCTTCAGGGTTTTCGGAGAAGCTCCACTCGTACTCGGGGTAGTGCGCCATCATTAGTTGATGGGCGTTAGTCCACGGAAGATACGGGAGGTACGTGACGGACCCGTCGTAGTTTTCCGACTGCGAGTGCTTTACGTAATCACTAACCGAGATCTTCGATAGGGTCTCGAAGACGTCTTTCTTATTAGCTGGCATTTTACCCTCCCCTTGTTAAGGAGGAGTAAAACAAAGCTAAATGGTAGTGTCAACTTATTGTTTGGATATATGTATCTTAATGCGACACGACATTTTAACCGGCAAAAAACGGTGCCATCTGCTCCAAATAAGCTTGAGCGTTAGCAGGGTCGTCGTAGACCTTGGCAAACAGTAGGGCCGTCTGCTCCTGACTTACCTTTAATCCGTTTGCTTCACAGTATTCATGAACAACCTTACACGCTCGAACCAGCTTTTCGGTGTCGATAGAATCGCGAGGTCTTGATTGCCCGCCTACCCACCAATAAGGATCAACGTCGTAGCAATCGCAGAACCGGAACAATACTTCCGGATCCCTTGGTAGTGAGCCGCGCATCCATGCAGCCACTGTCGCATCTGATACGCCTACTTCTTTTGCGATAGCCGTCTGAGCACCATGCTCTGCTATCCCGTGTCTTTTAAGTACCGCCCGAAACCGCTCCGACCTCTGCTCTCTTTTGATCTCGGAAGCCTCGTCGTTAATCGCAACTACAGGCATTTTAATTTTCCTTTGTTCTCATTTGTTTAAGTTAAGTCCGGCTAGTGAGACATCTGTCCGGACATATACAGTGAAACACCTGTTAAATTTGATGTCAACTTACAGTTTACGTTTTAACTGTTGCATTTTTAATTTTTTAAATTAGCAAAAGGTGACACTTGCCAAGCAAGGCAGGCCGTTTTAATATTTGCCATCGGGTTTTAAACATGGCAAACGGGGGCTGTGGTGTCGATAACGCAAAAACTAGAGAACTTTCTATCTCGACTGGAGTATGTCCGCAGGACGGGTACGGACAAATACTACGCTAGATGCCCTGCGCACGATAGCAAAAGCGTGAAGTTAAGCGTTGGTCTGGGGCGCGACAAAGACAGAATCGTAATGAAGTGCTGGACCCGTGATTGCTCCGCAAAGCAGATCATGGAGTCCGTGGGCCTGACTGAGAACGACATGTGGCCTGAAGATCCTCATCGCCACGTTACAGGATACCGCAAGCCAAAAAGCTGGGTGCCCGAAGATGACGAGTTCGTCGTCCGTATCGGCCTAGACGCCCCTAAAGAATCGATGAGCAAAAAGGATTGGGAGAGATTTCAGGACGCAGTTAAGCGCGAGTCTCGCCGACTGAACTGCAATGCGCTGGAGTTCTACAAGAACAACACTTGGAGCCGCGAAGCGTGAAGTGGTTCAAGTTGTATACCGAACTCGCTCAACATCCCCGACTCAGAATCCTTTCCTTTGAAGATCGCTGGCACTACGTCTCGCTGATGTGCGCCAAGGCGGATGGGACGCTGGATCAAGACAACGAGAAGCTACGCGACCAGATGCTGTCAGTGCATCTGGGCCTGACGCCTGTCGAGATGGCGGCGGTCAAAGATCGGCTGATGGACGTTGAGTTAATCGCTGATGACTGGGACATCATCAATTGGGATGACAAGCAGAGCGCGGACGCTACAGGTGCGGCAAGGAAACGTAGACAAAGAGCAAAGGAGAAGATCGCTAAAGAAGAAGAATTAAGAAATAAGAATAAAGAACAGAATGTGACAGTCACGGGACAGTCACGGGACATCGAAAAGGATCAGACGGTAGAGAGAATCTGGAAGCTTTTTCCCAAGAAGGTGGCTAAGAGCAAGTGCGTCAAGAAGTTAGGGCGACTCGATACTGCCACGTTGGGTTTAATTGAGAAGAATCTCCGCGCCCGCGTCTGGCCCACCGAGGCCCGCTTCATCCTGAACCCAGAAACCTACATCAACCAAGAGCGCTGGCTCGACGAGATCTCCACGCCAGAGCAGAAGGAGGAGGATCTCTATGTCTAGGAAGCCAGCAGACAGCGAGTTCATGCAACTCGAAGACTTGGACATCAACTCATCATTGGAGGGATTCCAGAACGTCTTCAGCGCAGGCGAGTTCACGGATCAGGTTCTCGACTTCCGCAAGCACGGCGTCAACAGGGACGCATTCTTCCCCTTCTGGGACAGAGATGGGGACAAGTTCGCCCTGCGTCCGCGTGAGGTGACGATCCTGTTCGGCAGTCGGGGTTCCTATAAGTCTACCGTCGCCAACTATCTGGTCGCGGACTACGTCATGCACAAGATCAAGGCAGGCTACATCAGCTACGAAATGGACACGCCATATCTGCTCAGCTTGATGTGCGACCAGCTTTGCAACGGCTCGCCAATACCTTCAGTTTCTGAGAAGTGTATGGCTTTGCTGAACGATTACCTCTACGTCATTAATGAGATGGTTGATAAGCCCCATGCCGCCATCGCGAAGGTCAATCACATGCTGAAGCAGGGGTGCAAGCTGATCGTACTGGACTGCCTCCAGCGAATTACGATGCCGATGAACGATCTCAATCTGGAGCGAGACTTTGTGGTCGAGTTGACCAACCTAGTCCGCACTCACGACGCCCACTTGATCCTCGTCCACCACTCTCGAAAGACGGGGCACTCGGACGGGGACAACCCGCGCCCAGTGATCGATGACCTGAAGGGGTCCGGCGGCTTGGCTGATAACGCCATGAACGTAGTGGCCTGCTGGTCGAACAAGAAGAAGAAAGACAGGCAGTTCTGGCTGGAGAATGGGGCCGCTCCCCGAGATGACGACGTTGAGTTACTGGCTCAGCCGGACGTCACGATCATGGTCAAGAAGCAACGCCTGTCCGGCTTTGAATCAAACATCGGGCTGTGGCGCACAGACGCGAGAGCCTTTCACACCAAGCATGGAAAGCCATTCGTTTACCGACCGGAAATGGAGGAGTGATGGAAGAAGAGCGCTTTGCAATGAAGATCAGGGAGGCGGGGGAGCAGATGCGCGCCGCCGAGGAGGAGATCGCTCGGGCAGAGGCAATGGAGAAGATGTTGTACGCCAAGGCCATGGTCAGAGCAGAGAGCGAGGGCAACAAGACCGCCGCCGCTCAGATGAGATTCGCAGATCTGGAAGGGGACGTTTACAACGCCCGCGTCAACAGGGGCACCGCCAAGGGAATGCTCGCGGCGGCAAAAGCTGAGTTCAGAGCCTGTGAAATTGAGTTCGAGCAATGGCGCTCGCAGAAAGCAAGTAATCGCCTAGAGAGGAGGGCATACAACGCATGAGGGAAGAGAGAAAAGCGGTGACGTGCCGCCTGAATATGAAGGCGCTCAAGTCATTACAAATCTTGGCACGGAAGCAGAAGAAGCCCCTGAACTCGATCCTAATCGAGGCCATCAACGAAGTGCTGGAGAAGCATGGGAGGAAGGCTATCGCAACGGAGGGCGTGATCGGGAGGCCAGTCAAGAAGTGAAGGGCCGCACTCCAACGGCTGATGAGAAAAGGTGGATGGACGATGTCGCTTCACTGGGTTGCATTGTCTGTCGGAGAGAGGGCTTGGGTGAAACCCCTGCGGAAATTCATCACTTGGACGGGAAGACAAAGGTGGGTGCGCACTTTCACATCATCCCCCTTTGTTATCACCACCACCGTCAGGGCAGTGACATCGAGCAGTTCACCAGCAGGCACCCATACAAGCGCCGATTCGAGGAGCGCTATGGGCCAGAGCTAGAACTGATGTTCATCGTCGAAGAGTTAGTAATGAAACTCAGGGAGGAGAGGGAATGCCAATAGAGACTTTTCATGAGACGGAGAAGGACAGGAAGGTTGAGAAGCAGATAGCGAGGGTGTTCTCAGAAGTGTGGGGGCTTGAGTTTTTCAAGCTTCCGCAGAACCACACGCTTGATGTGACCTTCCATCGGAAGGGCAACAGGGAGCCATTGATATGGGGTGAGTGCCGCAACCGGAATCATGCGTTCGGGCAGTACCCAGATGTCTGGTGCTCACTGCGAAAGGTGCAGTTCGCAGACTGGCTCCGAACGCAAAACCATCAGACCAGATTTTTAGTGCGGTGGAAGTGCGGAACCCATGCGTGGATCAACCTGATGTGCCCTGATGAGTACGTCGTCGCGGGAAGGAACGAAGAAAACATGCGCAACGAGGAGGACGTTGAGCCTCTTGCGGTTTTCAAAATTGAACGATTTGAGGTGATTAAAGATGCGGGAAAAGAAAGCACTGAAGGATCTTGAGACGTATGTGCTGGGCACTTACGCGGAGCACTACGCAAAGAACGGGACGCAGGCAATCGATTTGATTATCGACTCCGGAATGGGGGTGCCCCACTCATTGGCTTGCGTCATCAAGTACGCCGCAAGGCTGGGGAAAAAGGAAGGGACAACGGCAAAGCACGACCTTCTGAAGATGGCTCACTACTGCCTGATTGCTCTGGTCGCATTGGAAAAAATGGAGGGCGCGGAAAATGGCTAAAAAACCAGAGACCAAAGCGCCAAAGAATCTTGAGCGCCTGATGGGCATGGGGATGATCTCGTTCACTGCTGAAGAGCTAGTCCACAAGATGCACATACCGATGAGCGAGGTAAGGCTGATGATCTATCTGGGGATCCAGACAGACAGACTGAGAGTCGCGATAGAGATGGGTAAATACGGCAGGGAGAACACGCTGTACGAGTGTGTCACTTGGCGACGTGAATGGATGAGCAAGCCATGGAGGGTGAGCGATGGTGAACTCGCGGCGTAAGGGATTGAACTTCGAGAGGGAGATCGTCAACCAGCTACGGGCTGAACTGGGGAAGATCGTGGACGAGCCGATCAAGCGGATCCTCGATCAGTACAGGGAGAACAGCCTGCCCGACATCTTCGTGCCGCCGTTCGCGATTGAGTGTAAGAGGTATGCAAGGGGAGGGATGTATCACCAAGAGTGGTGGGATCAGGTAGTCGTTGCGGCAGACGAGCACAACCTCATTCCCGCTCTGGTCTACAGGTTTGACCGACAGCCAACGCAGTGCGTCGTGCCGCTGTATGCGATCAATCCAGACTTTCCAAAGACCAACGACTGCAAGGCGGTGATCGACTGGTTCGACTTCATCATGATAGTTAGGGAAACGATTGCGTCCCGCTGAGTTGCGGGTGATTTCGATGCAGGCCGCAGAGCATCTGAGATACCCTGACATCAAGGCCTATCTAGAGGAACAACTGGCTCCAGAATTTCAAGATCTGGCGATGAAATTGTGCCTGATCTTCGTGAGTTCACGCATCTGTGAACTGTCAAGTCTGGAAGAGAGGAGGGCGGTCATCGATACTTATCCTGAAGACGATGGGCTTCTGATAGGCATT